AGCATAAATCAAAATGGTGGAACCGGTTTTTAAATCCGTTACGCAGAGTCAGGGCCTGGGGATACTTCAAATTTCTTCAAGAATTTGGTGATGATTATTTTTTCAAGGGGGATGAATGATTAAGCCATATTATCAAGACCCCAGCTGTACAATATATAATTGTGATTGGAGGGAAGTCGTAAATCAATTCGAAGATAATTATTTTGATTTAACAATAACCAGTCCACCATATAATCTCTATAAAAAATGGTGGTCCGGTGGTAAAGTTAAAATCTTTAAACGAATGGAGGATAAATTCAATTATCACTGGTATGATGATGAATTACCAGAAGGTGAATATCAAAAACAACAAAAAGAATTAATTGAAAACTGCCTTCGAATTTCCCACCTGGTTGGTTATAATCACAAAGTTCGGTATGCCTTCAAGCGTGCCGGCAGATCATTTCATCCAATGGAATGGCTTTTAGGTTTTCCGTTGTGGGTTGAGGTTATTTGGGATCGTGGTGGTGGCACTGCAATTAATTGTCGGCGCCCGGTAATGAGTGATGAACGGATTTATTTCCTTGGAAAACCGGATTATTATTATCAGGTCCCGGGATCCACAACTATCTGGAAAATATTCCCCGCTGCAGCGGGATATGACCATCCATGCCCATTCCCGGAGGAGTTGCCCAGGCGCGCTATCGAATCATTTGCGGCGCCCGGGTCCCGGGTATTTGATCCGTATTGTGGTACCGGGACCACACTTAGGGCAGCTAAAGATCTCGGGCGCCGTTCTGTTGGATGCGATACGGTAGAAAAATATTGTGAAATTGCCGCCAATCGATTGAAACAGGAAGTGATGAATCTGTCATAATGCAGCTTTCCACAAAACAAGTCTGGTCAATTGAAAAGGCAACTGCCAGGTCAAACATCTGGCACGGTTCAGTTCGGGCCAGTAAAACAGTTGCATCAATAATCAAGTGGATTGAATATGTAACTGCATTTCCAAAGCCCCCCGATGCACATTTCCTGATGATTGGCAGAACAGAAAGAACCCTGGCTGTCAACATCCTTGATCCGATGGTATCAATGTTGGGCCGTAGAAACTTCGATTATAAGATCGGTACTCACAAGGCTTGGCTTTATGGAATCCCGATTCAATTATATGGCGCATCTGATATCAGGGCAGAAGGAAAAATTCGGGGCCTGACCTGTTGCGGGGCCTATGGTGATGAAATGACAATATGGCCTATTGGCTTTTACAAAATGCTGATGTTTCGGTTGAGTGTTGCAAACGCTCAATTTTTCGGTACTACAAATCCAGACAACCCAATGCATGAATTAAAGGCTGAATTCATTGATAATAAGAAAATCGATTTAAATGATTTCCACTTCACCCTGGATGATAACCCTTTTCTGCCCCCAAGTTATGTTTCAAATCTCAAAAAAGAATATACCGGATTGTTCTATAAAAGGTTTATATTAGGGGAATGGTGTATCGCAGAAGGTGCTATCTATGATTTTTTTGATGAAAAGTTGCATACAGGTGCAAGGATGCCGAAAGCAAAGTATCATCTTGTGGCTGTGGATTACGGTACAAAGAATCCCTGCTCTTTCGGGCTCTACGGTGTCAATCCAGCAACAAAGCCGATGGTATGGCGCGAAAAGGGGTATTGGTGGGATTCAGTAAAAGAAGGTCGGCAGAAAACCGATCCCGAATATTCCAAGGATATGAAAACATTCCTGGGGAATATTATCCCACTTGCAATCCTTGTAGACCCTTCAGCAGCCAGCTTCAAATTACAGTTAAGCAGAGATCACAATTACATAATTGAAGATGCGGAGAATGATGTATTAGACGGAATCAGGACTTGTTCACGGATGCTGAAATCTGGGGATTATATGATTCTCAGGCATCCATCGAACCAGCCACATATTAATGAATTTTATGCTTATGTATGGGATGATAGAGCAGCAGCAAAAGGTGAGGATAAACCGTTGAAAGAAAAAGATCATACAATGGATGATTTTAGATATTTACTTTATACGAAATTCAAAGGCACTGAACTTGATTACACTATTTTAAACAGGATGTAAAATATGGAAGATGATATTTATACAAAAGAAGAACTTACTCAATTAATTGAACGGAATTATCTTTTTGAACCTATTAAGAAAGTAAAAAAATTACCGTGGATACATAAATTAAAAGAGGCCCAACATCGAGGATGTTCTTTCTCTATACTTGCAGGCGAATGGGGACCATATTACAAAGTAGTTATTAACTAAATCACCAGCAGAGGGAGGATCTTGAAATGGGAGGCAATAAAATGGTAGACTTTTTACGGATAGTCAGGTATTCAGAAACTGAAGATGGTACGTATGGTATCATGGAATACAATGGGGTTCCTTTCTGTATGACTTTAGAACCGAATGACCGGGGCAATGGAAAGAATTCTTGTATTCCACCGGGCCGGTATAGATGTCATCGGCATCATGGAACCAAATACAAAAATACCTGGGGGATTACGGATGTGCCAGGCAGAACGGCAATCCTTTTCCACATCGGGAATATTGAGGATAATTCATTGGGCTGTATCCTGTTGGGTAAATCCCTGGGTACTGTACGGAATAAATTGGGTGTAGTTACATCCAGTAATACCTTCACCAAATTCATGAATGTTTCAGAAAGGGCATCTGAATTGAATTTAACTATAACGGAGTGTTTTTAAAAAATGGTGAGTAGCTCAATCAGTAGAGCGTTGGGGACTAACCCATTGATGCGTGGTGACTATACGAGTTCAGAAAGGGAAACTGCGCAGTTTGTTGCCCCGGTACCCGGCAAATCCATGCCTCATCATTTAAAAATTTAACAAAGAGGAAATCATGACCGAAAAAAAAACAGATGTTGCGCCAGTTGATAATGAAGACTTTTTCAACATCGATGGCTGGAATAACATTTACACCAAAGAAGGCACCCCGGATAGAGCCAAGTCAACAGGCTTTAATTTCAAACGGGATTTAAGAATTGGTGAACAGACCGCGAGGGAGATTTACCGATCAGATGGTTTCGGTTCAAAGATTGTCGATAGGCCGGTTGGTGATATGGTCAGAGCCTGGTTTGATGTTATCGGTGATACTGATGGTGTTATCAATAAATTCCTTAGAACCATTCACGCAAAAAAGGAAGTTAAGAAAGCCCTTACCTGGTCAAAGGTATTCGGTGGCTCACTGATTTTAATGGGTATCGAAGATGGTGGTGAGTGGGCCGATCCATTGGATGAAAATAATATCAAATCAATTGAATTTCTAAAGGTGTATGATAGGTATCGCGTTACCTGGAACACAGATGATTTATTCGATGATGAAAATGAACCTAAATTCGTCTGCCTCAATTTTATACTATCAACCCCATCGAAGTGGCAGTGACACCTTTCAAAGTTCATGAAAGCCGGGTACTTAGATTTGATGGCCCGATTGCTGATGATAAAACCTTCAAAGAAAACAACCGTTGGAATGAATCTGTTTATCGCAAAGTTTTAACACAGCTGATAAATGTGAATTCATCCCTTGCCAGTTCCAAAGATATTCTGGATGATTTCGTTACAACAATTGTTTCGATTAAGAATCTTCAGGCAATGATAGCAGCTGGTAATGACCAATTAATAAAAGACCGGCTTAACATTATGGATCTGGGTAAACACGCAATGAACACCATAATGCTGGATGAAAACGAAAAATGGGAAAAGCAATCTTCATCTGTTCAGGGGCTTCCAAAGTTAATAGAAGAACAAGAGCAGGCCCTTTCAGCTACAGCCGATATCCCCATGACTATTTTGATGGGCCGTTCACCTGGTGGAATGAATGCAACCGGTGATGCGGATATAAGAATCTATTACGATCAGATTTCTGATGCCCAGGATGATGACCTGCTTGATCCGATGACCAGATTGATGGAACTTACCATGTTGGCAAAGGAAGGCCCGACAAAAGGTAAGGTTGAGGAAGATTGGTTTATTGAATTTCGCCCCTTGTGGCAACCCACAGAAAAAGAAATTGTGGAAACCCGAAAGAATCAAGCTGAAACTGATAACATATATCTTCAACAGGGTGTACTTACTGCAGCTGAAGTTGCGGAATCCCGGTTTGGTGGGGATGAATATTCAATTGAAACTGTTATTGATGATGAAGCTGAAAGGGGTGTTATTGATGATCCCCCACCGGATAATAAAATCGATGCCAAAGGGAAAAAGAAAAAGGGCCGCTATGATCGCTTTTTTGATAACCCTGATTTAATTGAAGGTGTGACTGGTGAAGAAAATGATCATACTCATGATTACATTATCTTCAATGTTGAATCCGGTGAAGGCTGGACAGGCCCCGCTGGTAAAGACAATCATTCACATCGTATCGAAGGCGGTACAGTTCAATTCTTTGAAAATAAAAAATCTGGAACCGTTCACGGCCACACTCTGCCAAAGGTTAAATAATAAATGCCACTTCTCAAATGCCAAGTTAATGGTAAAATGGGTTGGAAGTTTGGTGCAACCGGCAAATGCTTTACAGGCCCACAGGGAAGATCCCAAGCTGTTAAGCAGGGCAGAGCGATCAAAGCATCTGCATTCCGCAATGATGAAATTGATGATGCTGTTTTAAGGATTCGCCGTAGACAGGCCCAAGGAATAAAGAAGCCCAAAAAGAAACCACCGGCAAAATTACCTGTATGGATTTTCCCCTTCCCGGTTGAAAGGGAATACGAAAAAGTATTGCTGGCATTTGTGGATTCATTAAGTAGAACAATCGCGGCCAGTGTTACCCCACACCTTCAATCATTACTCGATGAAAGGAATCTGATCTTACCTGAAGCGGCCAGGTCAGATGACTTTGCTGATAGCATTGAGAGATTGATTGCTGCAACATCACTCGCTTTCGATGGGAATGCATTTGAGAAAGCAGCAGTTGCAACCAGGGTCGGCAATCAAACTAATAATTGGAATGATAAAGAATGGACTAAGCAAAAACGCGCTGCTTTCGGGGTTGATATTGTTCAGCGTGAACCCTTCATAAATAGCTCTATCAATTCATTTGTAAAAGAAAATGTTGCCCTTATATCTAAAATGGAAAATGAATATCTGCGTAATATCGAAGGGACTGTTCAGCGTGGCATCCGGTCAGGTGAAACCATTGCAAGCCTTACCAAAGAAATACAGGATGTTACCGGCAAAACAAAAAACAGAGCGCGATTACTAGCCAGGGACCAGGTGGGTAAATTGAATGGTGATTTAACTGAACTTCGACAGACCAATCTTGGTGTTGAGAAATACAAATGGCGTGATTCAGATGATAGCAGGGTAAGGCCCAACCATAGAACAAAAGATGGTAGAACATTTTCATGGGATAAGCCTCCACCCGATACCGGCCATCCTGGTGAAGATATTCAATGCCGATGTTATGCAGAGCCGATATTCGATGATATATTTGAGGAATTAACACCTTGATTGAAGACGATTTAAAACAAATTGTTCTGGAAATTACGAAAGTATCCAGAGAAAAATTCACAGGTAAATGTGTTCTTTCCTTAAATATGACTGAAGGCGGTATTGGGCAGATGTCATTATTGCTGGACAGGAACCTGAAGAAATCCAATAAATGAAAATATTTGCAGTTGGTTATATGAAGACCGGGTTAATGAGTATGGGTAGTGCATTCAATACTCTGGGATTTAAAGCAGCCCATTATCGTGAGGACCTTTTAGAGTATTGGGTGAAGAAAGATTACGCCCCTATTATTGCAGAGATAACAAAGCATGATGCGTTTCATGATGCACCCTGGAATCTAATGAATATGCTTGAAGTTTACATGGATGAATTCCCGGACAGTAAATTTATTCTAACAGTAAGGGATGAACATCACTGGATTCAATCTGTTAAGAATTATTTTTATGATGTGAAAAGTAAATGCAGCCATATCCGCCATTCTGATGACTCTTATATAATTGAAAGGAATCAATATTTATTTGGCAGCACCTATTTAATTGATGAAGATAACTGCCTGAACAAATATCGGGAATTCAATGAATATGTATATCAAATTATTCCCAAAGATAAGCTGCTTATAATGAATTTAGAACACGGTGATGGGTGGGATGAGTTGTGTCAATTTCTTGAAAGGCCCGTTCCAGATTGTCCATTTCCACACAAACACACCAGTTCTGAAGTCATGCAGAAGAAAATAAGGGCTGCCAGAACAGCTTAATTCCATCAAAAAGTTGATTTAAGAAAAATAGTTCAATTTTTTTATACACTTTGCCTATTAAATTGCGTTATATTAAAATTCGATAGTAAAATAACCGGTTACTGATACTTCTCTAAATTGAGAATTTGAAGCCCTGGTTCAGAAGGTTGTGATTGGCCTGAATGAACCGGGGCTTTTTCTGTTTATGGAAAAAATAAAACTCGATACCAGCATCAAGGAAATTGCTCCCTATACATACATCATTGAGAATGTATTAACTCCTGATGAATGTCAGATAATAATTGATGATGTAAAGCCAAGGCTTGAACCATCAATGTTTTTAAACTCTGATGGCGTAAAAGAATTAAGCAATTCTCGTACATCATTTGGCGCAATATTTGAAGAAAGTAAACATCCTGAATTAGCTTCAAAAATCAGAAAGTTCATACATGAATTTTGCGATCTACCAATTGAAAATCAAGAAAGATTAGGTGTCTTTCGGTATGAAGTTGGTCAAGAGTATAGGGCACATGATGATTGGTTTAAGTATGGCTCTAAGCGTATTGAGAATGGTGGTCAGAGGCAATTCACATTTCAATTCTATCTTAATGAAGGATTCAAAGGTGGTGGTACACGGTTTAAAAGGTTGGGTATTGAAACTGTTCCTAAGACTGGAATGGTTGTTGTCTGGCGTAATGTAGTTGATGGTGAAGTAAGTTCAAACGCAAAGCATTCAGGTGAGCCAGTCATTGAAGGTACAAAATGGATTATGCCGGTATGGGTTCGTGAAAATAAGTTTACAGTTAAGGAGAATTAAATGACTACGTATTTTGTGAATGCAGCCGGATCTGATACTGCTCCTTATGACACAGTCGCAAAAGGTGCAAACGCAGTCGCTACTATAAAAGCGATTCCTTGGCTGGCAGGCGATATTATTGAAGTAGTTAATGATGGGGATATAATTGAAGAATCACTTGTTATAGCTAATGCAAATAATATAACAATTAGAAGCTATGGCACTGATGGTACTGATAGGGAAACCAGTAAGCCAACAATAAGGAAGAATACTAATATAGATGAATTTTATACATCGGTACAATCAGATTGGAAAATACAAAACATTCTGTTTCTAAAAAACAATGGAAGTAATAAGCAATTTATTAAAGTAAATGCTACTCAATCTGATGTTACCATTGAGGGAAATAAACTTACAATGGTTGGCTCTGGCTCTGGTAGTGCTGATGATATCTATGCAATATTGTTTGGTGACAGTCAAACCAATCCTATTTGTCGCAATAATATTTATGATAGAACAGAAGCTGGCGTGAAAATGCTTCCTGTATCTGCACCACCTCCATAATTTAAAGCAAGGTAATATATGGGACACACAAATGTTAAAATAGAAAACGAAACATTTTATAATCTGCAAAGTGCTAGTGGTGCGGCAATAGTTGTTGATGATGCGGATACCACTGCACTTTCTATTATAAATAACATCCTATCTCTATGTGCTGGCGATGGCATTATTATTGATAACAGTTCTAATATTGCACAAACACATAATTGTCTTGACCAAATTAGTGGCACTGAATATTCAGGTCAGGCTGCAACTGAAGCAAACAGTATTGATTCCACTCAGACACCAGGTAACACAGATCCGGAATTTGTGAATCCCGGTTCAGATGATTTTACATTACAAGCCAGTTCACCATGTATAAATAGCGGTACATCCAGTTCCGCTTCTGTAGATTATGAAGGTGTTTCAAGACCACAAGAATCCATATTTAATATGGGGGCCTATGAATCTCTTGGTGATGCTACTGCACCAGTGTTTGAAGCTGGTACACCTGAAATCCTTAATAAAATCTCAACCGGGTTTGATGATAATATTCAAATTGATGAAGATGGTACTGCCTATGCCGTTTTAGTTCCCAGGGATGATGGAGATCCCACATCAGCACAGGTAAAGGCAGCACAGAATGCTGCTGGTGGCTCACCTACCGCATCAGGCAATGTTGCTCTTACAGCAAGTAATCCTGATGTAATTAACTTCTCAGGTCTTGCTACCGGTGACTATGATTTATATACAGTTGCTGAAGATGGCATTCCAAATCTTCAGGCAACCCCCGATAAAATCCAGCTTACCCTGGAAGCAAAGAAACCTGTATTTGAAAATGATACCCCTGTTCTTTCAGATATCCAAGCAGCCCAGGCCGATGTCGATGTTCAAATTAATGAAATCGGAAACGCTTATTGTGTGGCTATTCCTGATGATCAGCCTGCACCAACCTCTGCACAGGTAAAAGCCGGTACAGATGGTAATGATGTGGCCGTTCCTTCAGGTAGAGCCCAGACGGTTGCCCTTACAGCGAGCACACCGGATTCTATGACGATAACCGGATTAATTCCGGGCATCACCTATGATGTATTTGTTGTGGCTGAAGATGATTCTGATAATATCCAGGATACACCGGTTGAGCTTGTTCTACTGACTTCAACACCAGGCCAGGGTAATTCATTTACTGCACCAATAAGTTCAGGGAAACCATCGTTAATTGTTGATATGTATGATACAGCCACATTTCTTGAAATACAGAATAATGATGCTGCCGTTGATATGCGATATGCCTTCAAACCTGAAAACATTCTTACAGCAGGTATTAAAGTTCCCTTTGGAACAACCAAAAGAGTTGAATTGGGTCACAGCAAACTGCAAGTTTGGGTACAGAGTGAAGGTGCTGAAATAACTTTAGGTGTTTGGTCAAGGGGTTAAAATGATATTACGATATGATCGCGGTGAGATAAAGGGAAAGCATTTTACTTCTGAAGGCTTTTTAAAAGTTGATGCTGTCTTTACCAGAACCGGTGTATTTGATTATCGTAATGCTGATGGTTCGGCAAGGCGCGAACTAAGGCACCCTGAAGACGTACTGAAAGATGATTCTCTTAAAAGTATGGAAATGCTACCTATTACATTACTGCACCCAAAAGAAAGGGTTGTGGATGCTGATAATTCAAAGAAGGTATCTATCGGGTTTACCGGTGAAAAAATAAGCCATGATGGTTCATTAATTTCCGGGACTGTTATGATTACCGATAAGAAAGCTATTGAACAAATTGAAAATTTAGATATCCATGAATTAAGTCTTGGATATCAAGTTAAACTTGTAGAAGATAAAGGTGAATTTCAGGGTGAACGGCATGATGTTCGTCAAACTGAGATTGTCTACAACCATCTTGCAGTTGTACCGCAGGGCAGGGCCGGTGTCGCAGAATTAAAACTCGATGCCGATGATGCTATACAAACAGATAAACAGGATCGTGATGATCCAAAACCAAAACCAAAGGAGAATAACATGGATCTGATTAAACACAATCTGGACGGTATCGCATATGACACTGCTCCACAAATCGCAAATGAATTGAAAAAGCAAACAGATGCAGCCGAAAAAGCTGGTACTGATTTGAAACTTTCAAATGACTCTCTGTCAAAACTTCAGGGTGAATTTGATTCCCAGAAAGAAAAGCTGGACAAGGCCGAAAAGATTGACCACTCTGAAGAAATTCAGAAGAAAGTTGATGGCCGGATATTCCTGGTAGGTTCAGCACTGAAGCATCTTGATGCCAAAGAAGTTGAAGGTATCGAAAAGAAAACTGATTCCGAAATTCAGCTTCAAGTAATTCAAAAGTATTCACCTGAATTCAACAAAGATGGCAAAGATGCGGAGCTTCTGAAAAATGATGCTTATATGCAGGCGCGATTTGACGCCGCACTCGAAAACAAAGCCACCAAGAAAAATGATAAGTCAGGCATTGCAAAACAAAGAATGGCAATGGCCAACCAGAACAGAGATTCAAACAATGATGATGTTGATCTGGACAAATCCCGCAATGATTACATGAATGATTTGACAAACGCTTATAAATTACCTGAACCCGCAAAGGCATAAGGTCTAACACTTAACATTAAAAGGAGAATGATATGTCTCAAACAGATTATAACATAGACCAGCCTGAAGCCTTCGCCGGTTTAAAAGCGGATTCAGGTTTTGACAGGGTCGAAAGTCACCTTGCAGAAGGTGCCGTAGGTTTTGGCCTTGGAGTTATTGAAGGCACAGACCCAGTAGACCAAGTAAAAATTCCATCATCAACTGGTTCAACAGTACGTGGTATTGCGCTTCATCGGCACAATGAAAAAACCCAGGTTACTGGTGTTGCCGAATACAAAGATGAAGATGCAGTTTCTGTACTCAGGCAGGGTGTTGCCTGGATGCGTCAAGAAACATCAGATGTCGGTACATTGGCAGTTGATGATGCGGTATATATCAATGTTGCAATTGGTGGCGTTCAGCTTGGCAGGGTAACATCTGTCAGTGCAGGTAATGACCTGATTCCAACCGGTGTATGCAGAAAACTCTCAACCGACTTAAAAATATCACAAGCTCTTGATCTCCCTTTGGGTCAGGCGACTGTTGGATATTTTAGCGATGGTGAGACGATGGTGGCTATTAATGAGAATGTACGTGGTCGCGATGTTT